GTAGGAACTGTGCTTTAGCAAATCTTCCTTCATTAACAGCATTAAATTTTTCAGTAAGTGTTTTCATTGTAAATAATCAATAAGTTTTGTATGAGATGGACGTTTAGGTCTTTCAACTTTTTTATACCCTAATTTAGTAAGAAATTTAGTAGCTCTATTATCCTTTTTGCTCTTAGAAAAAGCATAAGGAGTTGCATACTGGGCACCAGTTCCGGGTGTAAATGTAGCACCTGTTCCTGTTGTTGATAGCTCTTTAAGTACTTCTCTTACTAAATTAATTAGTTCAGATTTTTTCATATTTTTTCTACTTCGGCTACTAATTCATAGTACTGCATTAGGTTTACTAAAGTAGAATCATCAACCCTATCTTTATTGGAGAGAGGTGTAATATTTTTTATAATTTCGTTTAATTTAATCTTTACTACTTCATCGTTAATCTTACTAACCCCAACTTCTAACCTCTCTACTATATTTTCAAAATTAGTATTTACTATTGCTCTAAGTTTAGATGTAGAAGAAACAGATGTAATAAACTGTCTTAATATTTCTTTTTGTTCAGGGAGAAGAGAGGTATACTTCTCATTAAATTTTTCTAAAAGAATTTTGTATGTAAGAAGTTTTAAATCTTTATCATACTTAGAATACTCCTCAATTAAAGAATCTTTAACTGTTTCGTGATCCTGGGGTGAGCTTGTTAAGTGTTCTAATAAAGTTACTTTGTTATCTACAATAACTTGAGGATCTACTAATTCTTCATTTGTATATGCTTCTAGTAGACAAAAAAGAGCAGCTAAGGGTTTATAATCTCTAACCTTTATCGAAAAAAATTCTTCTAAACTATAATGTTTCTTAATTTCTTTTATTAGTTGATACTTTTGATTCTTGAGTGATTTTTGATCTAACTTTCTAGAGATTTCAACTATAGAAGAAACAATAGATTCGGCTTTACTCTGATTAACTCCTTTATTTTTAAGTACAAAGTCGTAGAGCTTAAATTCTTTAGCTAAAAATGTTTTTCCAGAGTAAAATTCTTTTAAAATAGAAATAGCAGGTGAATCTTTCATTCCGAGAGTATCAGAAGCTAATTGCTTTACTAATAACTCGTATATTAGCCCTGTATTTCTAAATTTATTATGTTTGATTTTCATCAAAATTTATTTTGTGAATTAATTATAAATATCATTTAATCTTCTAAATTCTTGATATTAATTTCATCAAGTAAACTCTCTTGAGCTTTTTCTGTAGGATTAAAGATCATTTCTTTTTTAAAACTAATAGACTGTATGTCAGGATTTTTAAGAAGAACTGTTTGCGCTCTAAATGTATTTTCATTTACATTATTATTATCACTAGGATAGCCCCCCTTCATATCAAGCTTTCCTAATCGGTCTCTACCTCCTAAAGGATCTTCTTGTGTACCTATAATTGAAGCTCTTTCCCTAGGACGACCTTCAGGATTTTCTTCCCCATATCCTGTTGGTACTTTTGGAGAATCAACACTTCTTCTACCGTACAGAGATGCTAAATCGTGTGGTGTTCCGTAAGAAATTCCTGAAACGGCTGGGTCGTTTCCTTCGTTTTCTAACTGAGTAATTCTAAATGAACGTTTGGCATCCTCTCTAACCAGATCTCTAAGTTCATTAAACCTGTCCTCAGATAATGAGAATATTTCGTCATAAACGTAATCAGAAGGGAAAAGTTTAGAATCAACCATGGTACTGGCTAGATCCATTTTCTCTTTAAGAAGAGCGATCTTTTCTTGTTCGTATATAATGGACGGTGTAGTAAGAGTAATTTCAAAGTTAGTTAAAGACTCTCCTTGGAATCCTTGGGCATAGAGGTGCACGAGAGCAATCTTAGTAAGCTCTGATTCTATTATTCTTTGAATGCGCTCTACGGTTCTAGCAAATCTTATGTCTTCTGCTGCAAGAGTTGCTTTACCTTGTAGGTCTCCTTCGTATCCAAAGTAGGCTTTAGGTATTTTTAATGCAGCAAATAGCTTATCTCTTAGATAATTTACGTCGTTTGTTCCGTCGTATTCTAAACCTTTGGTAGTTTCTATACGCGTAGATGTATCATTACCTCGGACAGGTAAGTAAAAATCTTCCATCATGTTTTGCATATTGAAGCGAAGATTGTACTGCCCTGTACTTTGATCTACATAAGGGGTTTTCTTAATTTCATTAATAGTCTTCTGCATGAACTGTTCTACCTCAGCAGGAGGTATGTTTCCAACATTTATGTAGAACATTCTTTTTTCTGGAGCTCTCATTATACGATGAATTAACATCGCATCTTCCATAAGTGTAAGTTGCTTGTAAATTTTACGAGCAGGTTCTACATAAGATCTACCGTAAGGTAGGTAATTGGTATCAGAGATAAGTCTAAAGTGAGCTACTTCGTAATTATCTAATTGAATAACTTTTTTATTGGACTTAGGTATGTAATTAGGATCACTAGAAGATGCTAGTCCGTCGGGGTCTATTTGAAAGGTTACTTTAGCAGGCTCTTCAGGATCTATACCTTCGTATCGAGACATGTGGTAAACTGTATAAGGAAGTACGTTATATACTCCAAATTTTTCAGAAATTTCTAATTTTAAAAAGAAGTCTCCGTACTTACACATATTTCTAACCCAAGACCAAAGGTTAAATTCTATATTTAGTACGTCATAAAAAAGGTTATAAAGAACTCTCTGTATATTTTCATCTGATGATTTAACTGATAGTACTTCGCCTTGATCGTTTTTTAAAGTAGCTTCATCTGCTAAGATATCTAATGCAGACGCTATAATTGCATCTGTATCCATAGCCTCGTAATCAGAATAAAGTTGTATTCTTAAAGTCTGATAGTTAAGATTCGGATTAAAAATATTTTTATTATTGTAGATATAAAGACGGGAAAATCTATCTAATAGAGCATTAGTTTGATACTTACCAGTAGTCTGTATTTGATTTACATCAGCAACCTTAAGCTGGTCACCACCTACGTTGCGAACAACTATATCTGAAGAGAAAAGTCTCTGTAGTCTACTAAAAAGGGAGGTGTTTGCCATTGAGTGAAATTTTTATATAAATAGGTTTATTTGAGAAGCCAGGAAACATCTTGTTTTCCAAAAGGAGTGTTTATCTCGTATGGATTATTTGAAGTGCTATTATTTGTAATTACTTTAGGATTTCTTTGATTTAAACTAGATATAGAAGATAGTTGTGCTCTAGCTAAATCCATTCCTTGTTGTCTTAGTCTTAAGGCTGTGTCCCTTACGTAAAGTGCCATTCCAAAAGACATTATAAGATCATCATTATAACCTGTCTGTGCTTGTGCTTTTCCATTCTTCCATACAAAAACTCTCATTTCTTCTAACAATCTTTTAGAATTAATTGTAACAGACCTATCTCTTACGTATTCCATCATCTTAGCTATAACTAATGGTCTAGTTTTAGCAGATTGAGTAAATCCAGGGACTAGTCTATCGTTTTCAAATTTACTCATGTAGGATTCTACAGTATCCATATCCGATCTAGAAGAGTAGTATAAATTTCTATATTCTCTTTGTAAGATTTGTTCTATAGTAGCCCATCCTATATTTGCATTCTCTACTACAAGTAAAGCATCGTTATACTCAGAAGCTATACCTACAAGTACGTTTCCAAAATCTTTAGGGGAGAGCTTGCCTTTGTATTCAGCTACTTGTGTTGCTTGTTCGATATCGAAAATATGAAAGGCAGAATAGTCAGAAGAATCTCCTCTAGCAACGTCCGCTACTACCATATAATCTTTAGTATAATCAGCAGATTCCCAAATCCATAAATTACCGTCTACTCCTCTTCTCTCTAATGGTTCTACTATACCGGTCGTTTCGTAAAAGAGTAAATCTTCTGGTAAGAAAACGGTATCCCCGGAAGAAAGAAAATCACAGTCACATTCTTGAGCTGCCATTCTTGGACCTAGGTCTGCATCTTGTTGTTCCCTCCATCCTTGATTCCTTTCAGGATGTACTGTCCAAGGTAGTCTAATAGGTAAAAATGTATTTTCTTTAGTTTCTGCTTTTTGCCAAGTTCTGTGGAACCAGTTTCCGACACCGTTCGGGGTAGATAGTACTAGAGCCTGTCCTCCGGTAGCGAGGGTCTGTTGTGCAGAAGCAAAGGTTTCCTCGATATTATCTATAAAAGCTGCTTCGTCTATAACTAAAAGAGAAACTGCTTCGGATCGAGCTGAGTCAGAATTAGAGGATGCTGCTTTAATTCTAGATCCGTTTGATAATCTTAAGCTAAGTCTGTTATTTTCAACTGATTTTATTCTTAACCACTTAGGTAAGTTTTCGTACATAAACTGTACTTTTGTTACCAAGTTTCTAGCAGTAGCTTGAGTAGTAGCAAGAGCAAGTATGTTTTTATCCTTATGAAAAATCATCAACCATAAGGAATAGGCTGCTGCAAGAGTAGATAATCCTAGTTGTCTGGATTTAAGTACGATAATGTTTTGGTTATCCCGAAATAAATGGAGTACTTTTTCTTGAAATACGTATAGGTGAAAATGTATTCTACCTCTATTAGGATGTTGTATATAGCAGTATTTCTTCATGAAGTATGCAGGGTCTTGCATACACTTCACATATTCTTGTGCTATAACTTTTTTAATTTCTGCTTGGCTCATACATATACATAGCTTCCTAAAAATTTAGGATCTAAAATAACTAAGTTTACTAACTTAAAGCATACCAATACTAATTTAGCTTAAATAACTTTAAAAATCAACTAATTTTAAATCACCTTGTTTAGTTTGCATAATATTACCTCCATGTACATCTAACTCAGATATCTCTTCTTCAGATAACCCTAGTTTTTTAGCATCTTCAATAACATTAAAAATAAAAGTAACCGCTTCTTTTTGTGTATCCTTAAAGGTGTCATCAGTTAAATCTTTTTTAGATTTTATAAATTCAATCGCTTGATCTATATTCGAGGCACCCGATTGTATAACTAAATCAAAAAATGTACCAAATCTAGAAGATATGTTTCTTTCAACAGGATAACACATTTCTTGTATTCTCAACTGTAACTTATTCACTTCTATTGAGGCGTATATTTTTAAAAAAGTTTTTAAATTTTTACCAGTTAGTTTCTTAGCAACTCTTATTTCATCAGGATCAGAGGTTACCTTAAGGGTAAGCTCTTTTCCTTTTATTTTCCAAACTTTACCGTATTCGCCTGATCCTAAAAGATTGTCTAATCCTTCGTATTCCTTGAGATACTCTAAAGCATCTTTATTGTCTTTAAAGAATTCTCTAATATCATCGTAAGTTCTTAGAAGACTGAAGT